TAAGCACGCTTTATTGGCGATTCTAGGTGATGAGCGAGCTAATCGAATGAAACCGCACACACTACGAGCAAAAGCCAGAGGGCTATTGAACCATTATCGAGTGCTGGAGCAAATCGAGCAGGAAAAAGCAGGGATGCAACAACGTGGGGAGACCTTACCGCATTACAGGGGGAGAACATGGCGGGCGGATTTAATCAGTGATGAAGTCTATGAGCTGATAAAGATCCCGCCCCGCCCTTTTGTTATTCCTCGTGGAATGAAAGGGCTGCTTAAAGAGATGGAGCGGTTAAAAAGATCCACCATAAAAACCCCATGATTTTTTTAATTGGGAACAAAAAGATCCGCTAATAAAAGGGTAAGTATTTAATGAAATGCGCCATAGCAAAAAACAATGAATTACTGCTTAAACAAGCCATTCAACATTATAGAAAATCATCTCAAATCTTCACGTTTATGAGCCTATACAGCGATGACGAGCCATACCCGATTGGTGAGGTCGTTCAAGTGTTAAAACAGCGTCTTAATGCGATTCAGTGCGAAATAGACAACTTCACGAAGATGACGGCAGGGCTACGGAAGAACGAGCGATTAGAAACGAGTTTTTACACCACGAAAAAACACTTAGAGATGATGAGAAAAAGAAAACAAGAGTTAGGCGATTAAAAATTTAGACTGTTCAGACGAATTTAACGCCCTTAATTTTCAGGCGGTTAAATATGTTGATGAAAAGGGCGAAAAGCGACCAATGCACCAAACAGCGCAAAGCAGCGTAAGGAGATAGACAATGAAAAATAGAATTGAACTAGATTTATCAGAGCTTGATACAAGCAAAGCAGAAATTATCAACCTATTAGCTAATCCGCAGAACCGTTTTAATGGCGTGAGCGGAATCAATGCCCGAGATGTGCACCGATTCTTAAAAGTTGGGCGGGATTATTCCACATGGATTAGAGCCAGAATCAAACAAGCAGGCTTTATCGAAAATCAAGATTTTGTGATTGTAGAGAATTTGAGCCCCCCCAAATTGGTGAGCGCAAATAATGAACAGCTTTCACCGATGGCACGACCGCAAAAGCTGATTGATTATATCGTTTCTTTAGATATGGCAAAGCACCTATGTTTAATGGAAAAGAACGAAATAGGGCGAGCAATAAGACAGCATTTTATTGAGGCTGAAAAACAGCTAAGAATTTCATCACCTGCCATATATAAAAACACCCTATCAAAAACTATAGAGCGATTGGAAAGCATAGACCGAAACAAGGAAATGACCGATGCAATCAAGGCGCAATTGGTGCGGGCGGGCGTGAAACCTAAAGCCTATCACTACAGCCAAAATCAAGAAATGCTAGATAGCCTTGTTATTGGTTCAAATGTGCGGAAATGGAAAGCTAAACACAGCATTGTAGGCAATGTTCGAGATGCGTTTAATGTATCGCAACTGAAGCTATTAAAAACATTACAAACAACGTAAACCCATCCAACATAACTACTAAAAATAATCCAACATAAATGGGAAAAATTTGGATGAAGTGGGAAGAAATGAAAAAGGCGAAATGAAATAGAGTTACACATAGAGAAAAAGAAAACCCAGCGACTTTTTACGGTCACTGGGTTTGTTTTTTAGGATTGGGCAAACATATCGAACTGCCGTTTGGCAATTTCTTCTTTCTGCACGCGTTTGACGATTTTGTAGATCCATTGCAAAGATAAACCATACTTCTTAGCAAGGTAGGCGTGATTATTGCCCGTGAACTCGTTGAAAATTTGCTTTTCACGCTCACAGGCGAAAAGCGACATTGATTTCGGTACATACACATTCAAACCGCCCCAGTTGTAGCCCGTCTTCAATGCTACAATCATACCGATATTTTCCGCGGTTTCCGCGTCCATTTCGGGGTAACATTCACGCACCGCCATTACCGTATATTTCGCCAAATCTGCCAATAAATCAGGGGCTTTGGTTTGAAAGTCATTATTGTCAAATTTGGCTTCATTCATCATTTACCTACTCGTTTTTTCCACTGTTTTAACTGCTCAATAATAGATGCCGTTTGCTCACTATCCAGCTCACGCCAGTCTGCAACGTCCGCATAATATCGAGCAACAAACGCATTCAATGCTGCCGAACTGCTTTCCTCAGCCACTACTTTCCATACTGCCCACAATTTCCGCTGAACGGCAGAAAGGTGTGAAACATCATGCGGTAAGCGAATTTTTGCACCTTTTTGTTGCAATATTTTGACCAGTTTCACTAGCTCTGAATAGCTTATATTTTTCGCAGAATTTTGGTAGAATTGTTGAGATAATAGACTTCGATACGTCTCATCGTCCATTCCCAACTGACTTTTCCCAATATGCACCAGCTGCAATAATCGTTTTCTCATCGTTTACCTCTTAAAATTGCTTTCAATCTTTGTAAATTACTTTCCACTTGTGCCTTTTCCTGTGCCATTTCTTCTACACTTTTTGGCGGTGGTGGCGGAAGCTCAGGATATTCACGCTGTGGCAAGGCTTCTAGCAGTTGTTTTGGTGTAGGGAACCAATCACAAGTCTGCCCAAGTGTCATAAATGCCGTCTCAAACCGCACCTTATCCAACTCCATATCCCACGACTTTTTATAAGTGATCACCCGATACCACGCTTCCAGTGTTGGCTGTATCACATCTTCCGTTGGCGAATTTTTTAGACGTAACAGCAATAACATTGCCACGCCTTGAGCTAGCACAGGTTTTAGCCATTGATTGTTTTGCCCCATTCCAACGCTCCTTTAATTGCGTTCATTTTATTGCTTGCAAGCGGTCGATTTTGCTCAGGATTTTGCACAGCCACCGCTATGCCGATAGGCTTGTAGCCTGCAATAATTTCCAACAAATAACCGTGTGACTTCATCGGCAGGGTAAAATTGACACGGTTCGCCATCATTTGGTTAATGGCATAAATCCACGCCTCAGGCGGTGCAGGAAACTCACGCCCATCACGTTTGATAATCTTAGCCTGTATCATCGGTGTGAGTTCGCCCAGCAAGGTTGCCACACGGTCGAACGTGAGCGAACTTTTCGCAGGACGAAACAGCCCCAAATAACGAATTAAGGCTTCGCCTAACTCACCACTCACCAACAATGCCGCATTTAAGGCATCACTTGCTGCTTTGTTGGCAATCAACGCGTCCAACGAATGCAACGCTCCACACGCACTACATTTCACTTTCATTTTCGGTTCTCCTAATACAAGAAAACCGCCCGAAGGCGGTTTGGTTTAACAAGTTGGGGCAAAATGCTGAATATATTCAGGCTCGTAATCATCTTCCAGTAGGGATTTAATAACAGGATCATTGGTAAAAATCATTTTTGCCATTCCCATTAATACTGGCTCAATGCCGTCCTTATTTTCAACTTGTCCATTTACAGCCCAATCATTGTCTTCATCAAGGAAGAAATCAAAGTGAAGGTCAGCTGTGAAGCCTTTATCTGCTTCAGGTACTAAGCGAATAATTTGATACCAGCCTTTTGTTATGACAATAGGCATTGTTGTCATCAAATCAGTTATTATGGTTCTAACTTTGTTTGGCAGTTTAGCGGAATGTTTAGCACCTATCGTAAAGCTTAGTTCTTCTGTTGTTGGACAAACGCCAATAGAAACTGTGGTCAAATAATGTGCCGTCATATTCTTACCCCCATTTTCATCAAAATCCCCTTCGCATTCTGCACATAAATACTGGCGTGCATTATTTCTTCTTTATCTAGCGATTTCTCCGCCTGCTCAAGCTGAATAATCGCTTGGCGAAGTTGCATTTTTAAGGCATCTAGTGTGGAAATCATTGTCTTTTCTCCCGTTTACCTTGCCATGTTTTGCAGTAGGTTTTGCGCGTGTTGCACCACTCACGTTGTTTGAGTGTTACCGCTTGCTTTGCTGCTTCTCCCCACAATTCACTAGCTCGGGCATAATTGCCAGAACGCTCCATTTCTGCTGCGACTTCTGTTACTTCGCGATAGGCTTCTTCTAGCACATCGCGGTCGATCTTTGGTCTTCGACTCATTTCCGCACCTCTTCATCATTCGGCTTAATCACAAACTCTTCCACGCCTTCTCGAATAGTTACGCCCGAAATAGAGCGTGCAATATCAGGCTCGGCAAGCATCGCTTCCTTATTGAGCTCTTCTTTCGTGCGAATAAAGCGAAAAAGCCCCAAATTGCGCAGGCTTTCTAAAATGCCGTCAATGCCTTTGGCAACCACTGCAGGCGGTTTGGCACGCCATTGTACTTCGCCGGTGGTAAAGTAAGCCGTCTTCTGTTTGCCTCCGTTAGTGAGTTCTAAACGACGACTTTCACAAAACGCTTGCACCGCCTTTTGTAACGGCTTCACTTGTTCTTTCAGCGCGCTCAATTGTGCCGTGTATTTTTCATCAACCGCTGCTTTCTCGTCCGCTTGCTGGGTGGTTAATCGCACCTGCTCGCGTTCTAAATCGCCGATCTGTTTAATCGCCAACGCCACTTCATCTTGGGTTTGCAAGGCAATTTCTTGTACTTCGCTTTTTACTCTAGTTGCTCGTTTAGCCATTTCTTACTCCTCAATAATATTGTCAAATAACCCCATTGCATTTGCCATTTTTACCATTGATTCATAAGTAATCAGGCAGGAGTCTTCTTTACCTTCTGTTTTAATTTCAACACCCGCCCCAATCACTTCTCTAAGAGAAATACTGAATATGTCTCCATTAATTTCTGTCTTTCCATCGACTATATGTCGTGTAATTGCCAATCCAAGTGGTTCACATTTCACTCCTAGTGCTTGTAATTGCTTACGACAAAACATTTTTTCTTCACTCATAAGTTTTTTCCTTGTTGTTTAGCTACGCAGGTATAAGGATAAAAATCCGCGTTAATTTTTGGGGTTAAGTTGCCGTTGGGGGAACGGAGATAAATCACACCGCTGATACAAAGTTCGGAATAAGCCCACGTTTGCTTTTGTATCATTACGTCATCACACCCAACCAACAAAAGTGCGGTTAAAAACGAGGGAGATTTTGACAGCACTTTTGGTGGATGAGGTATTTACTTCTATATTAGTTTCTATATTTCTTGTTTTCTATATATACTGTTGAGTTGGTAATATCCAGAGCTAGGTATCAAACACACTTAGTAAATTTTTCTACACCTAGCCACAGTTAGAAAGTTTTCATTTCCTATATTTATTATAAGCATCACAAACATCTTTGAATTTATAACAATATGCATAACTAGCATTAAAAACAAATCCTTTATCTCTTAAACACATGGCATATCTTTTATTTGACTCTTCTCTGTCTTTTACTCCGACAACTTCAGGAAATCCTGAAACATCTTTAATTTCAAGTCCTTGAATAGACTTATTAAAGCAAGCCATATGAGTATCTTTAGTTAAAGGTTTTTTTGTATCTTTGTTAACCCAGATACTCTCATCCCAATAAGATGAGTATGAAGGCATTAAATCTAGAAACAAACAACCTCCTAGAGATAGAGTCACTAATACATAAATAAAAATTTTCATTTATTCACCTCATTTACTTTATTAAATTCTCTAAGTCTGCTGCTAGGATATACCTTATTTAAAACATCTTTTGTTTTCTCCCATTCTACTATTTTTTTCTCATCATCTATTTTATAAATATACTTCAAGTTATTTATATTCTGATTAGCCTCTGAATGCGCCTGACCAAATGATAACCCCTCTACTTGTTTAGCATTCGGGTTATTTCCAATAAATAGTCCTCCTAATCCAGAATAGACCGCATCTCC